GCAATTAAAACCGAGCTAATAACAGAAGAGCAGATAAATTATTCAAGCTCAATCAATCGGCTTTCTATTGCAATTGATAATACTCTGCATGACTATTCAATAACTGACGACCCAGAAACAAAGGATATTTACGGCAGAAACTTAGATAGGCTTGTGAAAAGCTTAGAACGATTAAGCGGTTTAGCCGATACTTATATTATTAGTTCCAAGTATTAAGGGTATTTTTGCCAAGTATTTTTTTATATACATTTATTTTATTTGTTGACAGTAGATTGATTTTATTACTATATTAGAGAAGTACTAAACAGGCCTATGGAAAATTTTATCAAAGACAAATCACACCCATTTTTACAGAGTCATTACACCGATGTATTAGCACTATCAAAGCTCTTTTGCATTATCGGCGAATATCCAGCGATCCAAAAACAAATAAATGAAATTTGGCCTTCTATTAAAACTTGCAGCAAAATTACTAACGATATGACATTAGATGAATGCTTAAAAGCTTTTGATTCAAATATAGAAGAAGCTGAAGAAATGAAAAATGAATGGGAAACTGACCTATGACTAGCTACTGCCTCAAATGTCAATCGCCAAATATGTCCTATGGCGAACCACTAGTCAAAGAACAGGCACTTTCTATAGAACTGCCTATGACCTGTAATAAATGCAGACATAAATGGATAGACATCTATACCTATAACTCTTCTCAACTTCTTTCTGATACTGATTATGAATGACCAAATTATGAATGGCTCTGGACAAGGTTTTAGAAGATTTAAAATTGAAAATGGTTTAAGAGTTTGGCTGGACAAACCAACAACTGATGAATGGAAAATTCCTAAAAAAGAAGACCTAAACGCTCCAATCAAAAACATTCTTAACCTAACTTCTGAACTACAGCCACTAGACCAGCTCTATACCATCAAAGAATGCTTAAAAGCTTTACTTGATAAAGAAGAAAAAGTTCACATCATGAATGAAACTTTTTGTACTGGTCAAACTGATGATTTGAATGAAGCTTATGACCTGATGAATGCTATCTATGATTACGATCCAACACCACAACATTTATGGGATGAC